TTAATTCTTTGGTTGGCTTTAATGAATTAACTACAGATGCTTTAGTTTGTACAATTTCTTTGCCATTGGGCTTAGTGATCGTTACAGTTTCTTCTTTTGCTGTAGTTTTATCGTATGGCTCAATATCATGATGCTCTGGTTTATCAGGCTCAGATGGGCTGTAACCAGGAATGTTTACTTCAGAAATCTTAGTTTCGCCTGATTTATAGCCACCATTAATTTTCTTTACTAATGCCTGTAAATGTGGGGGAAGTTCAGAACTACTGCTTGATCCACCACCGCCAGAGGTAAATTTTCCATCCTTATCCCTGGGATGATCTGTTTCTTTAAAATCTGCATCATCCTTTGGGGTGGGGTTAGCCCATCTCTCCCCATAAATATCATCAGCCCTTGGCATTTTTTCAGATGGCATTGCTTCAACTGGTGGTTCAAATTCTGCGATCCCATCAATATCCAACTGCAAAGTGCTTTGGAACATATCTGGCATTTCGTTGATATTGTCCTGCGCCCATTGAATAGCGATACCACGATTTTGACCATCAGATACAGGCAATACAGTTCTAAGGATTTCAGTAATGCCTTTGAGTTTAATCTCAGCAACTTTAACTTTTTCGCTTTCTGGTTCTTCCATGAGGGATTCCCAATCAGCACTAAAGTTCTTCTGCCATTTGTAGAAGGCTTGCTCATAAGTCATTTTGCGGTAAATCTCTGGATAGGCTTTCTTGACCGCTTCAAAGAATTCACGATTCCAGGCTCTATGCTGCACGATTTTATCGAACCATCTAAACAATGAATCCATATCTGTGCGGATGCCTTCGACATATTGCACAATAGCTTTTGCATCTTCTGTACCCTCGCCAAATCCCTGAGTAAATGCTTCATCTTTTAACAATAGCGCAGGAACATCTGAAGCTGCTGCAATATTCGCAATGATATTGTCCCTGGCAGTTGTCATAGATGTAGCTGTATTATTCAAATCAATTGATTCAATCATTTCATCAATGTCAATGGATAGTACATTTCCAGTACCGCCTTCCTGCAAATAGGTGCGCTTGATACCAGCAGCAGTTTGCATTAATCGGTTAACAATTGATCCAGCAGGTTTTTGCTTGGCAATGATTAAACCTGATTTGAATGTAACCAGGTCATCAGTAATCATAGATTGAACAAACGACTTTAAGGGATATAAAGCCCTTTGGAAAACACTTCGCCCTGTATAGCCGAAACCACTAGATTGGTAAGACAGATATATAGGAGTTCCATTGAATACCACAACAGCACGACTAGGATGGTAAGGTTGACCAGCAGCAGTAGTGTATGCAAGAGGCTTTTGAAAATCTGGCGCATTTGGATTCTGATTCGTAACAATCGAACCAGCCATATTAAGTGGGTCTAATTGGTTAAAATATAAATTAAGATCAGGAAGCAGCCAAGGATCAATGGGAGTTGTAGTAGGAATCTGATCAGCACCAATAACAATGCCAGCAGCACCATAGGTACGATTAATAAACATAACATCACGAATATGATTGGTAGCACCTAATTTGTCCCATTCTTTTTGAAAGGCATCAACTAACATTTCTTTTGGTTGACAATCAATGGTCAGAACTCTTGGCTTTGATAACGCCAGGCGTACTGGCTTTTCTACTAGCTTACCGCCTAATGGATGATATTCCCAGATCAGCTTGCAAAGTTCATACCCTGCCTGTGATCCTGGTTGGATATTTTCAGAACTAAGCAGGTTCATTAATTCACCGCCTAGATATGTATTATTTATCATCACATCTGACATAGTTCTTCCTTAATAGCCATATTTATCACCAACTCCAATAGCTAAACTATAAACGAAAGCATCTAACAAGTCATCTGCTCTTTTATAAGCATCTTTATCACCTATGCGAAAACCAGTTACTTGAGTTAAAAAATGATTTCTGCTGGCATTTTTAAATGTCATAGTTTTATCAAAAGCATAATCTGTGATCTTTATCATACCTTGATGAAAGTATCCTGATACAGAAATGGCTCTTTCATCTTTACCAACTGCTGTTAAACCAGAATCAATTGCGTGAGTGTTCCATCCTCTTGCTTTACCCTGTTGTATGAGAATCGAACCAGCAGCAGCATCTTCAATAAATGTTCCAACAACTCCAGCCCTGGCATTAGTTAACCTGGCTAATTCTTCTAATCTGGCAAATACGCTAGGCATCCAGTTCTCAAGCATTGCGCCATCAATTTGTATGATGTCCCAATCTAGGACTATCAGCTTATAGGGATTTGCAGTAAAGCGATCAACTGCCACATAGACAATTGCAGTTCCATCGTTCTCTTTACCGCCCTTGACAGCAGTATCTATTACAGCGTAAATACCATCGCACTTAGTGGGATAGGCAATTGGTTTACCATCCACCAATAATTTGTCAAGGCTAAAAAAGGCTTCCCCTGACCAATCCACGAATTCAGCCAGGTACTCTTGTTTAAATACCATTGGATGATTTTCTCGTTCCAGCTTTTCAAGTTCCTCTGCTGGAAGGAATGGATTTGTAAAGGTTGGGGCGTGATACTCAGTAAATCCATGTTCAGGCTGATTGCATACCTGCCAAAAGAAATTATCCCCATCAACTCCATTGGGCGTGGAAGCTACAATACACTCACCCTGGTAATCTAGTAATGCTGGCTTAATCGCAGTAGTCCAGACCTTTGGCATATTAGGCTTGGTAAAGGCTGCTTCATCAATAAATACCTTATGGTATTTCCTAGATCGCCCTGCCCTGTCATTTTCCAGAGTCCAGAAGTCTATGCGCCCACCTGTATGAGTGGTAATGATCCCATCAATCTTGGATGATGATTTGATCATTGGAGATAATAGATCGGTAATCTCTCTAAAGGCTTCTGATTGAATTTTGTAATCTGGAGCAAACCAGCCAATTTTCTCGCCCTGGGCTGCGCCAGCACAAGCAATATTTTGCATCATCGCTGTTTTACCCCATCGCCTACCGCAGCGAATAGCAAAAAATCTGGTAGCAGCATTAAACGCTTCTTGTTGTCCCTGATGCAAAGGGGGTAATTCTATGGGTTCTCTACCTGGTTTTAACTGGGATGCCATTAACTGTCCAATTATTGTCCTGTGGATCAAAGTCTATCTTATCGCCATATTTCTTAGGCGCAAGTCTAGCTACGATCCATTTCCTAGTATCAACCCTTAATCTGCTGCGGTTGATATTCTCATGGTTTACTTTTCCTGTGGGATTGCCATCTTTGTCCAGGAGCATATCCCCATCAGTAGCATCAGCAATTTCCAACATTTCTTCAAAGTAGTAATCTGCCTGGGACTCTCTCGCCTGTGCGTATTTGTCCGAAAACTCTTTGTTTTTAAACAACCAGAGCATTACTGTTGATCTGGCTGGCATCCCTTCTTCCTTGCAAATTTTGACCAATCCCTGTCCATTCGCTATCTTTGAGCAAATGAGATCGGCAAATTCCTCTGAGTAATCAGATGGTCTACCTGTAGGTTGTTTAGTTGCTTTCGTCATAGTTATCCAGTATCAGGTAGGTATACCTTTTTGGGATATATTGGAAATATGAGGACAGTCATACCCCTACCTGACGATTGCATATTATCATGCCAGGCTAAAAAAGTTCAATCGTTATGCTTATTGGATTCTATGAGAGATGTATTCACCCTCAACATTTTCCCATTTATAGTTGACTGCTTCATTAACAATTTTTAGTAATTGATCCTCAGTTATCCTATACAAATCTTCAAAGGCTTTGCGCCCTAATCCATGTATTCCAGCATTTCCCCTATGGTGAGTAGGACAGAGAGGTATTACAGGTGCATTGCTGCGCTTACCTGCTCTGCGTATATGGTGAATTTCTGCTGGAGTGCCTTCGCCATATCCTAAGAAAAAACATAATATGCAGCCAAATCTGGCTAAATTGTCAAAATGTTTTTTTTCTGACTTAGTTGCCATTTCTTAATTTTCTACACTCTTGTTTGACTTGTAGGGGAATATCTGGACTAATTTCAGCTATATCGCATGGATAAACAACTTTTTGTTCTAAATGCGTGTATGAATAAATGATAGCGCAAAATACAAATATGATGGCAATAAAGATTAATTGATCTGTTTTATTCATTTGCTTAACTCACTAAAAGAACCATCAAAATAAACCCAATGATCTTCATACCAGGAATAGATATTCCCTAGTTCATCTATGCTAATCCAATATTGATTGGGTTGTGGGTTTGTTGGGTTTATACCATAGGGCAAATAGCCCATAAATTCTAATTCAACCATATAGGAATCAGACTCTCTTGTCATATTTCAATTCCCTGTTCAACTGCCCAGGCTTGTACATACTCTAGCAATTCTGTCATTTCTACAATTGTTAAATCGGATGTCTTACGAAAAACAATGTCTACGCCATGACCATCAATAGCTGGTAACATAGTTACAGGCTCTCCCCTTGCTCTGAGCCAAGCTGCTGTAAGGAGTCTTTTCCATGTATCTACTTCTCTATATGATCCTGCCCATTCTACCTTTCTGGATATTATTTGGATAAGGGTATGCAATAGAGCATTTTGTTCCAGGCTGCGGTTTTTAGGCTTGATCTCTACCGCATAACCATCTGGCGCATTTCTAATCGCTTCTATGGCATTTGACCTTGCGGTAGGGTGTGCTAGTATAAAGTTTTGCCTCATTGTATTTAAAAGGTCTTTCCACCCCATATTTGGGTTTCTAGGTGTCGAACATAAGAATCCTGGTGTTCAATATGCCTAAGTAGCTTATCGTAAGCCAATCGCCAGTATGAAGCATCTTCCAGGGCTTTAGCTAACTTAGCTTCAAGTTCTTCATTTGTTAACATCTTCAATCACCTCTATGCGGTTGGGATGGTATTCATAAGACCATACTTCTTTTCTGCCTTTGTTATGCGGATTCCAAACTTTTTTCCTGGTAAGGTATTTTTGTCTAAGCAAATAGCAAAGAGCCATTGAAATGGATGGGGATTTTAAGTTGGTTTTTAGGGAAATATCAAACAGGGTCAATGGGGTTTTTGCTTCTATGAAGGTTTTTCTGACCTTCGCTGCTGCGTTAATGCTTTTCTTTTCCATTGATCTGTCCTTTGTAATAGATTAAATAATATTAGCATTTTTTTGTTTAAATGCTTTAGAAAATTCTGCCATCTTTGCTAATGCTTCTGCTTTATTCTTTGCAATAACTTGCTTTTCCGCTTCAGTCAATTGCTTTGTTATGATCGTATTTGGCTTATCTGGAATTCGCATCCGCATTTTTGTACATAAATCTTTAAACGCCAGGGCTGAAGGTGGGTAATCTGGATTCATGTGATTTAATGCCCAATCTATAATAGGTCTATAAGTTGCGTATCTACCCAGGATTTCCATCCAGGTTTGTCTTACCAGGTTGATGTCTACGCCATCCCAATGGCGCATAAATGCTGCTCCATAGATTGCGCCCATCTTTCCAAAAATGTAATCCAATCCCTGCTCTGGCTGGCAGAAATCAGATTCCCTATACTCATTTTCCGAGAAGTTGGACATCTTTATTCCCCCCAATTAAGCCCCTGGTCAATCCAGACATGATTTCTCTGTTCTTATCCCCTGTAGTTAGTTTTGTCTTATCCTTAATCCACTCTGCTTTAAAGCCACGCCATCCATTCTGGCAGCAGATTTCTAAGACAGCTTGTAGGGTAATGCCAGCTTTATCAGCTTCACGCTGTAGCCCCTTTAAAGCGGTTTCTGTTACAGGTGCTTTTAAACCTTTTCTCAATTTTACAAAATCTTGAAAAACCAAATCATTAACACCTTCAGGTGTCTTAGTATTTATTAATGGTTTATGGTTATTGGTTATTGGTTCTTGGTTATTGGTTGCATCGTGATTCGCTTCTGATTTCAGTTCTGATTTCAGAGTTGATTTCAATTCTGATTTCATGCGAATTTTAGCTAAATTAGCATTTCTAGCAGATTCAGCTTTGGCTCTGTACTTTAAAATTTCTTCATCTGCTCTCTTATTTCGCCATCCATCTTCTGATTTCACAAAGAAATCAGACAAGAGAACAGCTACGATTTCAGGTGTGGATTTAATTCTGCGTGATACGAACTCAATATCTGTGAATGGCTGCTCAGATTGATAGTAAAGATCAATCATTCTTCTATAAGCCAAATCTTCAGAATCAGTTAAATGGCTGGTGTGGCTAATGTAATCGCCAATATGAAAAGGATAATAATTCATTATTCTTCCTTCTCAAATTTTGCTACCTTATTTTTTTCAGCCTGGTCTATTAATGATTGAGCATTTTTAATTACTGCTCTAAATTGACCAATTGTTAGATAAACAATCTGAGGTTCTGTGTTTTCTAAATCGCCTACTGAAGCGAAACAAATAACACCATCGCCAGCATAAATTTCTACACCATCGTGGGATGGGAATTCAAGCATTTTTTTTGTCCTTTTATCTCAAAAGTTAAATAAGCATCTCGCCTGTGGTATCCAAATTATTTTGGATAGTCTTAAAAGTTTACACTAAATTTTTAATCTATTACAGATATTTTTATTAAGGCTTTCCCTAATTTTATATTTTCACCTCTAAAAATATGCAATTGATCTATCTGGCTATCATCTTCCATAACACCAGCTTGAACAAGAGCATCTAGTAGGCTTTTAATTCGATTGTCCAGATCATTTTTTCTTTTATCTTTGAAGTGAAAAGTTGCAGTTAAAGATAATTTTTGTGTAGTAAATTTTACTTTTTTTAGGCTCACTATATGAGCCACTTCCTTTTTAAACTCTCTAGCAGCAAGAGTTAAAAAGCGGTGATGCCCAGAAAATCCCCAATAATTGTTGACAGATGGGGGCAAAGGAAGGGTTAAAAATAATTCTTGCATTGGCTGAAATTGTAATATATTATAGTAAATAGCAGTACATTTTTAACCTCACGAAAGGAAAGAAATATGGGACAAAACTCCTATGATGCTTGGCTTGAATCACCATATCATGAAGATGAAGATGCTGACGAATTAATATCAGATCGTGTTCAGGAACTTATGAAACCTGGTGAAGATTACGATCCCTATGAATACAGCAATTTTAGTGAAGCAATTTCTAATTGCAATACTGATGATGCTGCAAACATTGAAGAAATGCTCAGAAGCAGAAACTTTGAGCAACTGGGTCGGTTTTTATGGTCAACATCCATTGACTATTATGAGAAGTTAGCAGAATCAGTAGCAGCAGATCAGTACAATCAGGGTCTACTTTCAGACTATGACGAATAATTTAATCATCCAATAAAGGACAGAAATCATGAAATTAATAGCAACTGCTTTTGTCAAAGCACAAAAAGGCTTTTCCCCAGCATTAAAGACCAATACCAATCCTCATTTTAAATCCAAGTATGCTGACCTGGCTGCTTGTGTGGAAGCTGTCATAGATTCATTAAATGACAATGGGATTGCGGTAATCCAACAAACAACCGAATGTGATAATGGAATCATTGTGGAAACATTGTTTATCCATGAATCTGGTGAAACATTATCAAGCGGTAAACTTCATGTTCCTGCGGATAAACAAACGCCCCAGGGCTATGGCTCGGCACTTACCTATGCTCGCAGGTACTCCCTGATGGCAGCCTGTATGATTGCCCCAGAAGATGACGATGGCAATGCAGCTTCTAAACCAGCCCCTAAGAAGGAAACTAAAGAGGTTGTAGACATACAGCCATACATCAAGCAAATCATGGCTGCGCCTACTTTAGATGCCTTGAAAGAGATTTATTTTGCAGCAGTAGAGGTTTGCGGTAAACAGCCAGAACTGGCAAAAATTAAAGATGCTCGTAAAGGTGAACTCATGGCGGTGCAATCATGACAGCAAATGAATTAGCTGATGAATTGGAAATGCGTCAGGTTGCCCAGTATGGCGATAGAGAATTGACTGTTGCACCAACTGACATTCACAAACAAGCAGCCATCATGCTACGCCAGCAACAAGCTGAAATTGATTCATTGCGAAATGATGGATACAAAACTCATTATGAATTATTGAGGATTGAATTTCTACAGCAACAAGCTGAAATAAAAGAATTAAAAACTATTCGTGGCAATTCTGTACTTGTTCCTTTAGAAGAACTTAAAAAAATGCAAGTTGATTTAGAAATAATGAAATTACTTTTAAAAAAAGGAGAAAAATAATGACAGACATTATTCAAGGAACTCCAGAATGGCATCAACTACGCCTGGGAAAAGTTACAGCATCCAGGGTTGCGGATATACTGGCTAAAACCAAAACTGGAGTTTCAGCCAGTAGAGGTAATTACTTAATTGAACTGGCTATCCAAAGGGTAACTGGTCAAATTGAGGAATCCTACACCAATGCAGCAATGGCTTGGGGTACTGAAACTGAACCCCTGGCTAGAATGGCTTATGAGGTTTCACATGAAACATTTGTCGAACAAGTACCTTTTGTTGATCATCCTAGTATCGAATGGTTTGGTTGCAGCCCTGATGGTCTTGTTGCTGAAAATTCTGGTTTGGTTGAAATCAAATGCCCTAATTCAGCAACTCATTGGTCTTATTTAAAAGCTGGAGAACCCCCTAACAAGTACATCATTCAAATGATGGCTCAGATGGCTTGTACAGGGCGTGAGTGGTGCGATTTCATATCCTATGACCCAAGGATGCCAGAAAAAAGCCAATTGTTTGTAAAGCGGATTAAGAGGGATGATGCCTATATCAAACTAATGGAATCCGAAATACAAGTATTTTTGGAAGAAGTACAAAAAGAAGTAGATTTAATGAAAAATAGAGAATTTTAATCATCCAAAGGAAAAATCATGGCATCAGTAAATAAAGTAATTATTGTAGGAAACTTAGGTAAAGACCCAGAAAATAGGTCTTTCCCAGATGGATCACCAGTAGCCAACATATCTGTGGCTTGTACCGAAAAGTACAAAGACAAGCAAGGACAGCAGCAAGAAATTACCGAATGGGTCAATGTAGTCTTTTTTGGAAAACTGGCTGAGATCGCTGGAAAATACCTGGTTAAAGGTAGTTCTGTCTATGTTGAGGGAAAACTCAAGACAGAAAAATATACTGATAAAAATGGAATTGAAAGATATTCCACCAAGGTTGTTGCCAATTCCATGCAAATGCTGGGTGGTAAGCCAGGGGAAAGGACTGAAAAAGACCCTTTTGAACAGTTTATGCCTGGAAAAAATCTGGCTGATCTTGAAGATGACATCCCTTTTTGATTTAAAATTTAATTGACTAATGCTCCTTCACAAAGTGATTAGTCGGTTTCCTCTTTGGGGCTATCATTCAGGGCTTGTATCCCTAAAATCTACACTTGACTGCAACAGTCAATCCTTTCGTGGTTTGATAGCCCCACCCTTTTTGGTATTAAAGCAACATACTAAAAAAGTATTTGCAGATGTAATACATCTATGTAATACTATTCATGTAATCATCAAATAACGAAAGGAATCATCATGGTAATAACAGAAGTTTATTTAGATGCAGAAAGATATAACCCAAGAATTAGGGCTACTGTTCCTGGTTACTGGATGGCTGTTAATGAAAATGGGGATGAGTATGCAGTTTGCCCAGATTACAAAGCCAACAATGCAGATGAAGTTTTTGCAATGATTCGTGCTTCACAATCAAGGTTGGGAGATTGATATGTACTACATTTATGACGAAACTGGATTGCTCATGCGGAAGGTGCGTTATAAAGCAGAAGCAATTGAACTGGTAAAACTAAGAAAAAACTGGTCTTATGTTTTTGTAAAGGTCAAAAAAAAACTGTTCGATTTTACTAAGTTTGAAGCAGCACCATTTTAAATTTCACGAAAGGAATAAAAATGTTTTTAGATAAATACGAAATACCAATGTATGTTGAATACTTGGCGGTGATAGCTTATGGCATATTACTTGGAGCATTGTTCGCAGCATTTATATGAAAGGCAATGAAAAACCCTATTCAGTTAGGGTTCAGTCTAATATAGGTGAGGATTTGTTTGAAATGTATTGCGATTCGCAAGGATACAAATTTAACCGCCTGGGATTTGATGAGCAAAATGGGTATGTAAATAGCTTTCCCAGGCTCAACCCTATATTAAGAAATATGCCAGATTATGTTGTAGATGCTGGATCAAAAACTTTTGTAGTCAATGTGAAAGGAACTGCCAATTTTAAAAAAACTGAGTTTGAATTACTTCCAGCACTTATGGAATGTTTTGGATCGGAAAAAGCACCTTTGGTCTACGCTTTTTGTTTTCAGCATGAACCTGTTCCGATTTTTGTATTTCCCAATAGGCTTATAGAGTTGTACAACAATTCTGTAGATAAAACCTGGGATGATGGAGTAGTACATAGAAACTTAAAACTAAAGGAGTAATTATGCAAAAAGAACATATTTGGACACCAACAGGTACAGATGTAAGTATTAGATGGAAATTAAATGGATGGATACCCCCATCAGAACTTCCAGAGTATCAAGCAAAATGGAAATATTACCAGGAACTTCCATTGCGTAAATTAGATGATCAAGCCAAAGCAGAGTATGAAATGGTTCTCAAAAAAGCCAAGGTTATGAGAATTCGATGACCAATGATGAAGCCATGATTTTTGCCCTGGTGGTAATTCTTGGCTTTATTCTTATCACTATTTTTCACTTTAAGGACAGATAAAAATGAATGATATTAGTACTCAAATTGTAAAAGCAAGAAAATTGATCAATCAATTAGAAATGCTTAATGCAAATCCAGCATTAACTGGTAAAAAACAATTGTACGATACCGCAGTAGAACTTGATATTTTGGTGCAAAATATCATCATGAATGTTGCCAACTATGCGGATCAATGATGACTACTTTTACTACTGAAGATAGAGAAGAAGCTGAAAAAAATCTAAAGCCTACCCCAGAAGAACTGGGAAAGGTTTTAGAAAAATTGGTAGATAATTACATTTTTTTAACTGATGAACCAATACCTTTTTTTGGTTGGATAAAACCAGAGTAATTATTTAATTCCTTTAATGGCTTTTAATTTTTGCTCTAGTTCGTAATCTTCATTACATTCCATAGAGCAAAATCTGCCCTGATCAATTCTTTGATTGCAAGATAAACAAAACCCAGAAAACTTAATAGGTTTTGTTTCTCTTATTGCTTTAATGGAATGTTGACGATGAAATTCTTCCATATCTGAAGCATCATCAAGAGAATCTGAACTCATGCAACATTGTTTAGACAAAGCAATGTTTCTGCGTGTCTACGCCTAACAAGACCAGCCATTACTTTTCCAGCAGCCAAATTCCATTTATCAAATTCGTTTGCTGCGCCTTCCATGTCGTTAGCATTAATCTTTTTTAATAAAGTAGAACCAGCAAAATTACCAGCCCCAACATTAAAAACAAAGTCCACAATGGCATCAAATTCATTTTGAGTAAGATCGGTAGTAACTTTAGAATTGACAACAGCAACAGCCTTTTGAACATCTTTCATAAGCAATTCTTCCGCTTGTTCTTTGGTAATGGTTAAGCCTGGATGTACATCAGAGCCAGTATGTCCATAACCAATAGTCCAAGGACTACCGCCAGTACCAGGATCAGGATAAGCAGTTAGCCTAAGTCCTTCAAATTGTTCTGTAAGATGTAAGCCATTTTTAGAATATTGCATTATTTTTTATTCCATAATTCAAACAAAGCACGAACTTTTTCTTCTAATACTGATATTTTATTATCCATTCTAGCTAAAACAATTACGACAGTAATAAAACCAAGCACTAATGGATAAATTTTTGCCAAAATATCGAACATATCCATCATTTCACCATTAATGAATTATATTTTTGAATTACATCATTTCTTTCTATTTCTGAGGTTTCGCATTGTCTTGCAAACCCAATAAGAATTTCTGCATCTGACTCAAGTAATCTGAGTCCTTGACTTGATATGGCAGGGGCGGTGGGTTTATTGCCTGGGGTGGAAGATTGCTGGCGCAACCCACGCAACTGAGCAATAGCAATATCATACTTATTTTGTAGATCATCTTTGTCCTTTTGAGTTTTTTGAGTAACCGCAGCCTGATCATTAACTACTTTTGTTTCATGCTCAATAGCTTGTTGTTGCTGGGCAATAATTTGTTTTTGATGACTTGACTCATCAACTTTATGGGTTACATAACCTGTAAATAAACAGGCAATAACTAAAACACCTATTTTTACCCACTCAAGGATTGGTAGAGGAAACATCATCAGCCTTTTGAGTAGCAGCTTTAGCACCTATCATTACACCAGAACCACCTAAAGTAGCTGCTAATCCCATTCCTAGTTTTTCAAAATCATCAATACCACCATGTAAAACATGAAAAAAAGCAATTAACAAAAAACCAAAAACTGATGCAACAGAACATACTCTGGCAGCGCACCAGGTTTTATTGTCATCTTCAGTTAATAGGTCTTTTAAAAAATTCATTTTTTTAAAGAAATGCTTTTTTTAATTGTTTTTTTATCAGATGTTTTTTTTGCTACAGGTTTTTTAATAGCAATTTTTGTAGTTGCTTTTTTAACTGTAGGTCTTTTTTTTGCAACTGGAAAATCTGCAACAATTTTAAACTCTACAGGTTTTCTACGAAGTAAAGCTGCGATCTGTTTTAACATTTTATTTCTCTAATAAATAATGTTTCACTAAATCTATTACAAACTCTTTTCCAAATAATACCGAAAAAATAACAAAATAAAGCATATATTCTATTTTTTGCATCCTCTGGATGCCTTTTGCAAAAGATTCTTGAATACCTTCATATCTTTGAGCGCAAATTGCTTCATGGACTGATAGCCTTTTATCGGTATCATTTACCTTATCTTCCATAGCATCCATGAGCATTTCCATAATTATGGTGTAATAGGTTCAGAAACATCAACAACTTCAGGAGCAGGTTCATTAGCTTGCTGCGCTGCTTGTAATGCTTGGAATTGAGGTGCTACAGTTTGACTTAATTTAGTCAAAAGAATAAAAACTTCTTTTGCTGGCTTGGTTTCTAAGTAATTTAAAATTTCAAGCATTAATTCTGGAGTAAGGGTAATCATTATGTTTCCTTTAAACAATTTTTTAAATCAAAGTTTATCATTTATTTGATATTTTGAATGGATTTTATTACAACATCAGGTTTAACAAATTTATCAGCCTGGTGTTCTACAAAATCCCACCATAAAAACTGATTTTTTGCTAAATTTGCACGATCTTTAAGTAAATTAATATTTTCTGGATGCCCAAAAATATTGGGATCAGATACAGACCATAATACAACTCCTTTCTTTTTTTCTTTCCAGGCTAAATGTTGAAAGAAACTATCTATTGATACCCAGGTTCTACATTCTTTTAATAATTTAGATAATTCTGAAATAGGCAAATTTTTTCTAAAATCAGATACTAACTGTTTTTCACCTTCAACACCTATTTGTACAATATGTATAGATTTTGGGATTTTTTGTATAAGTTCTTCCCAATATGGATAGTTTTTTGGATTTTGTTTGCCATTCATTAATGGCTTTGCAAATGGATGTATGATAATCATAAGTACATCTTTCGATAAGCATTTTCTAAGCTATCAGTCCATTTCCATTGATCCATCTTTTTATAGATGCTCCATTGATCTATATCACCAAATAGATGTTTCGCTTCAGCGATAGATCGCCCAGGGACTACTTCAGGGTAGCAGCTAAACACTTCAGCAGCAGAAATTGAATGAAGGACATTACTAAATACAATGTGGTCGCCAAGACCACAATTAAGTACAACAATGGTTTTATCACGATATTGCAAAAAATTTCTAAAAATCCATTCATCATGGTCATACATTTCTTTTTTAGTTTCTGCACGAATACCCCCTTGTGGGTTTTTTAAATGCCAGGAATTAGCATTTGGTACAACTAAAAGTTTATATTTTTTTAGGTGTAAACCATAGGTAAATAAAGTTTCTTCACGATGTGCCACTCTGGATAACCCTAAGTTATAATCATGAATCCCAGCCCTATACAAAAATGAACAATGTAAATGTTCTACTGATTTACTTTTGTTTATGTAATTCCATTGAATATTAGGTTCTTTGTCAATATCATCTATTTTTCCAGTAACCTGGGAAGTATCAAAATGTAAAGGTGGAGTAAGAATTGATCCACCAATTGCACCAACATCATCTGCAATATGACTAGATAAGGTTTCTAAAACATTGAGTTCTGGGATGCAATCATCATCTACTCTCCAGACCCATTGATAGTTCATATAATTAGCTGCCTGGTGAATATGATGTTGCCCCTTTTTAGGCGCAAATTGCCACTCCCATTCAATACCTTTGATGCTCATAATCTGGAAAAAATACTGATAAAGGAATTCTTTACGCATATCCTGGGGATCATCATTATCGTCAAAAATAATTACCTTATCTGGTAATTTTGTTTGATTCATGATTGCTTCTAAAACTAAAGGAAGGGTAGTATGGTATCTACCCCTGGTGGCTACTGAGCAGAGAATTTTTTCCATTTGCAGATCATGAGGTTTAATTGATTAGTAGGACTAAGAGGTGTTGGAAAATCCAAAATTTCACCAGCTTCATTAATGTAATTAAATTCAAAGCCAGGGAAATGAGATTCATTTAAGCCATGAATTTTATGATGATGTCCCCAAAAGCCTACTGGCTCATTCATGGGTACTGTTATTAATAACCGCTTGCAATGTTTTTTTAGCTTTTCTACAACCTCTAAACCATTATCTAAATGCTCAATAACTTCAAAAGCTACAATAGTGTCGTATTGATCTAATTCAAATTTGTTAATATCTGCATTAATAAATTTAGCATCAGGCAGCCAGTTCTGTTCCTGGGCTACTTCAACAATGATGGGATCATAATCCAGACCTGTATAGTCTATGTCTTTAGGGAAAAACTGTGTCCCATAGCCACTAGAGCAGCCTAATTCAAATATTTTGTTTCCTACAATATTTTTATTAGCCCATTTATACCTGGTAACTTCCCTGGGAAATACTTGATCACCCTGAAGGAATACAGCCCTTTCATAGTAATTACCTAATCGCCAATGATACCAATTGAAATTATATTTTTTAGCCAGCTTTAAAGAGTTTTTAAGGAATATATGATCCCATCCTTGGACTAAATCTGGATCGTGAACTGTACCTTCACCCTTATGATATATAGGGAAACCGCCTGTATATTGAGTTCCATCCCAAAGTTTTTCAAATACCTCAAGAACTTTGAATCCAGCTTTTTCTGTTTCTATACAGAATTCAGTATCTTCACCACCGCCTACGCCATATTCTTCATTTAGTAAACCAATGGTATCAAACACTTTACGATGTACCATAACACAAAAGAATATCGCAAAGTAATGTCCTGCTGGCTCTGATAGTTCTTTAATAATGCAAGAAATTCCACAATCAGGATCAGAAAATGGTTTATCTAAAATTTCAAGCCATTGATTTTGTGTTTGTTCTAACAGTACTGTGTCATTATTTAAAAGAATAATTTTATCAGTTGTAGCTGCTTTGATGCCTTCATTAGTAGCTTTAGAATATCCCAAAGGGGCTTTATTCCATACAACTGTTAAATTGGGTATAGCAGAAGCCAGGTATGTTAAATAGGCTTCTGTATTATCGGTACATCCATTGGCAGAAATGACCAACTCTATGTCGGTCATTTTGGTGTATTTGATTATTGAATCAATACAAGGTTTAAGATATTTTTCGCAATGGTTATAGGTAGGTATAACAACACTATATTTTGCAGATTGCATCACTAATCCTTAAAAAGTAATGTTTTAGTATAACAAAAATTAATTACTCCAAGGTAAAGGACTAATGGCTTGATTTTTTTGTTGCTCTATATCATCGGCAATCCACCCTTGATATAGCATCAATGTTTCGGATGACATAGCAGATTGCACCCATGACAATACTTCTTGTTGAGTTAACTGATTGTATGGTGTGTAAGGCTGTCCAGCAACATAAGTAACACCTGTACCGCCTTTTTCACTAGCGGTATATGTTCCATCTGTCCCTGTTAATGTCCAATTTACTTGAAAAACAACATTTTCCTGACCTTCTGCTGAAGGGTAATTAGGAAGCGAATCAATAGTCCATGAGTATGTAATTGTCATTTTTTATCCTACTAAATATCCACCAAATGAACAATGTCCTTGATAGACACGAATGGATGAAGTTCTTGGCTGAACACCTACTGTATCGCCAACACCCATATTAATTAACATTGTTCCTGTAAATTCACCAACATAACTACTTGGATCATATGCTAAACATCCTTGAGCATCCCCACCAGAAGTGCTAATAAATGATCCATTATATACAAGACCTACTTGCATATAGTAAGTAGAACCAGCAGAACCAGTAAAGAAAATATTAAAATAAAATAAGTATTTACCAGCTACAGGAGCAGTAAATACATAACTACTTGTGCTATAGCTTCCATCATTAAATATAGTTGAATTAAATGGAATATAACTACCAGAATTAAATGTGGCATCAGTTGTTGCAGCAATTCCAGCATCAAATCTTGGTTGATAAGGTTGAGTTACATAACCACCACCATTTATCCATAAAGCAAGATTTTCATTAACAAAAAATTTATGTTGACCTTTTCCACCACCACTTGTTGATGAATGATAAATCATGTCCGCATTTGGACCAACTCCTATTCCATATACATCTTTTGAACTCGGATTATAATAGAAAAATATTTTGCAACTGGTTGCTAAAGCGGCATTTGAAGAATAGTCTTGCGAAAAAGCCAATGCAAGTGGAGTTGTTGTTGCTCCTGTTTGTCCACCATATTGTTGAATAGTTGTAGAAGTATTCCAACTATTTGTCCCCACTCCTAATCTGTTGTTTGTGTTATCCCAAAATAAATTAGAAGAAGCACCAAAACTTCCTGCATTATTAAATTGAACTTGACCAGTAGAACCAGCAGGTGTACCGCTATATCCGCTTTTTCCAGAATAACCTGAGATTCCTGAAAATCCAGAATAACCTGAAATTCCTGAAAATCCAGATATGCCTGAAAAACCAGATGTTCCTGAAATTCCTGAAAATCCAGATATGCCTGAAAAACCAGATGTTCCTGAAATTCCAGAATAACCTGAAATTCCTGAGAATCCGCTTGTGCCTGAATAACCGCTTATTCCACTATAACCAGAAATTCCTGAGTAGCCACTAAAGCCACTTGTTCCAGAATAGCCTGAATATCCGCTATAGCCGCTTATGCCGCTAAATCCAGAGTAACCGCTAATTCCTGAATAACCAGAATAACCAGATATTCCAGAATAGCCAGAACGACCACTATAACCAGAAACTCCGCTTCCAGAATAGCCTGATATACCTGATCCTGAGTATCCTGATATGCCAGAATAACC